ATAGTCCTCACCCAGAGCCTCGATCACTTGCGATTCTGTGTAGACCTTTCCGTCAGGCAATAGACTCGCGTCACCCCTTCCCTTGTCCGATTCAAACTCGGTCGTCTGCGCCGTTAGCGCGACTCGGCGCAAGCGGTAGTAGATGTTTTTGGTCTGCGCGTCCATCAGTTCGAGCGGCTGCGTAAAGTCGAATATTTTTAGGGATGAAAGAGCCTCTTGCGCTGCAGCCTGAACGAGATCGGGATCGGGATCGGTTTCGTCTGTGTAGCCCAAATCAATGCTAATCATAGTTCGCAGTCTCCGTGTTGATGACCTCGGCTTTCAGCGCCGTGCTGGTCGCGGAATCCCAAAATGCGGTAAGGTCGAGGGTTAGGGTTGCGTCTCCGTCGTCCTGGCCTGTCGAGATGTTTGTAATTCTGGCCTTCGGCATAATCAGGGAAAGCATGTACCTGAACGTGCTGGCGATGATTGCCCCTCTATATTGGAACGTGACATCGGTGAGGACATCATTCGTTGCGTAGGTGAACCAGTCGGGAATGGTCGCATCGAGCGTCAGGACAACCTGAGCATTCGCGCTGCGCGCCCCGTGCCTCATCTTCGAGACGTAAGCCGGGGTCGTCACGAGCGCGGTCAGGGGGTCCGTGATAGTTACGGTTGGATCACCGGGACATCTATCGTTCAGTTTAGTAGCGTTCGATACGCCGATTGACGACGAACGAACAGCACAGCCTGAGCCCGTAAGCGTCTGGACACCTCCGGTATCCGTCCAACTGATCACCGTCTGGTTGCCGTCGAGACAGGTCAGAATATCAGCGGTCGCGGGGAGTGTGAACGATCCAGCGGTGGTGTTTGCCGATGTCGGCGCAGGAGTGATACCGGTGCAAGTCCCATTGTCCAACGATATATTCATCGTCGTGTCATTCGCCGCGATATAGCGGGCGGTGAGCACGATGGATGTGGAGGCACCGGAGATCGCGAAGAAGTAGGCGACGAAGGGGTCGAGCGCCAGTTGAGTTCTGACCTTGCCCGCCCAGGTTGCAGCCGTGTCGGCGCCAGCCACCGCAACAGAAACCGTCCGAGGGCTACCCGGCATCCCCGCCGCGGTGACGATCACCGTAGCGTTGCCCGGCGTGCCAATCGTGCCGGCGGCTGTGGCGGTCTCCACTTGAGCCGTGCCGATCGCTTGCGGACTGACGAAATCACCTGAGCCGACGAGATCAACTGAATACTGTGGGACATCCGCCCGGTTCTGGGAGAGCCTGTAGCCGTCAACGACCATTCCGTCGAGGCGGAAGGATGCGCCGCCAAGCTGGGAAATCATCGTAGTCGAGGGGAGTTGCCGGTTGACCAACGTGTCCAGCATCACGCAGGAATGCTTGTATGCGGCGGTACCACCTTGCTGAGCCGTCGTCACGGCGCCACCCAATGCGCGGAGAAGGAGACGGCCGGGGTATGAAACGGCGATCTCGTCCGTGAAGGAGAAAGCGGGATGACCAACGTAGGTAGGACATTGCCTTGTCGGAAACTCATGCCCGTTGCCTGGCTTGCCCGCGTCGGACGTAAACTCAATCGTCGGCACGACGAAAGCCGGAGCGGTTGTAAGGGCTTTCAGGTAGTCCGTGTTGAGCGTATAGCCATTGTTCAAGCTCGTCTCCGGCCGTTTGCTCAGCCACAGGCCAACATTATCAAGTAAAAAATCAGGCATCTAGTTCCCCTCTATAATTGCTCGACTGTTAATCGCCCTATCGCGTGATGTAGCAATTCCCCACCAAAAATATCCAAATCAATCCGAAACTCCGGCTCTTCCGTCACGCGCTGAAGCTCAACGGGCAGCGTTGAAGCGACAACGAACGCTTGAGAGATCGCGTCCAGTTCAGCATTGAACGTGATGTCACTGCTCGTCGTGTTCGTGCTGGCCTCGTCGTATCGGTAAAAAGCCCAAATGTCATAAATGAACGTCCGCGTTACGCATTGCGGGTTCTTTCTCACCGCGTCCGATTGCGTCCGGGTGATGATGTAGCCGTGGACCTTATCGGCATCAGGACCGCTCGGCGGCCTCAACACGCCTGGCCATTCATTCGGATCGTGACCAAGTACCCAGAAGCTAAACACCACGGCATTCGGCGCGTTCGTTGTGATCACCGTTTTAATCGCCGCGCGTATTTGGGCTTCCGTGTAGGTCGGCATCTATTCCCTGCCCCTTGCCAGAATCCCACCCTTGCTGAATCGGGTAATCACACCCTCAATCGCGGGCCGCACGAACGGTCGAGCGGCAACCTTCGACGATCCGAACTCCAGCGCCTCCGCATAATCAGCAGCGATGATGATCTCAGCCTGAGTGTCAGACTTGATCGTTGTCTGAATCGAGTTGATCAGAAATCCAGTGTCGACAGCGGGCGATTCACCGGGGGCCGATGCTCTATGGATCACTCCACGGCGCCTGTACTTTCTCCCACTCTTCGGCCCCGTCATGCTCAGCTTCATGGCGGCTTCGATAGCCAGGGCGACCTCTCGAACAGTCGGGCGGGTTCCCTTGGCGATGGTTCGCTTGAGTTCGCCCTGATCGACTTTCACCGTGAACGTGATCACCGTGTCGCCCTCCAAGCTCGGAATTTGTCTCGCAGCGGTATCAGCACGAAGAAGCGAAACCAAGCCTTCGGAAAGAACAACCAAAAGCGCACAGCGCGCCGACCTCTTGGATAGCCCCAATAACTCTTGCTTTCTTCGAGAAAACCTCTCCAGATCACCCTGTCGCCCCCTTCTGCGGCGAGAGCCGCAAGACATAGCCCGCGCCAAGTTGCTGCATCGGTAGAAGGTCTGAGATTTTGTAGCGCGTAGTGCGACTCTTGACCGTGATTGCCACCACGCCGCCAATACTCAACTGCGATGGCGCGGAATCGGCGGTGAGCCAGAACTTCACTCCGGAGCCATCAATCTCTTGTCCTGCACGCTGCTCACGAACGAAGAAGAAGCCATTCGTAATCGTCGCGATCTCCGTCTCTCCCACCGTTGGCGTCACCTTGTAAAACACAACCTGAATGTTGCGCCCGTATGTCTTGCGGGTGAGCGTGTTCAGGCGGGTTTTACTGAGAAGTTCCATTAAGCTCGAACCAGCCGATTCCCGGCGACCAGGCCGCCGATTAACTGCTGTAATGCCGGCGGAAACGTTCCGGCCGGTGATTGAGATCGAAACTTGATGCTCATCCCATCAGCCGTGAATGAATCCATCGCCTCATCGCCGCTCTCGTCGAAGCCGTCGAGTAAAGCAAGCGCCAATTCGCACTGGGCATCCTTCACTCGCTGGGGGATCTCGGTCGAGAGATAGGTGTCGCCGAAAAGCCAGCCGTAAGGGCTGCCGCCGTATCCCCACCCATAGGCGCTACCGACGCCATCCACCTTTTGAACATAAAGCCGGGGCCAGGCCAGGCGTTGAGTCGTGGTTGCCCTGCTTCCCAGCCAGTTCTCCGATTCCAGTCTCGTCGCAGCCATCAGCAACGCCCGAGTCTTGTTGTCAGACGTCGCCCCGCTCCACGCCTCGGTATTTAGCCGAGCATCCAGGTAGGCGGTCGCATCATCCACGCTCACGTATGAGTTGGAAGATGCGCCGCCGATGGTTGTGTCGAGTGTGGGGAGTGGCATATTTAACCAACCGTGTATCCGCTCATTGTCACGGCGCCTACTTGCCCGCCCGTGCCGGAAGCTGGTAGCGACAATTCAGCCAAGGTGTTCGGTGATAGCATTATCGGGAACACAAAAGGCACATCGCGATTATTGAAAACGTGAAAGTTCCCTATTGTGGCCGCGCCGTTCTTGAGCGTCATCAGTTTCGCCGCAGCCTGAGCCGAGCTAAAACTGCCTGAGATGGACGTGATGAAATGCACGCGCCCCACTTCGGCGGCTTTTTGAACAGTCGCCGCGGCGTTGTCTGCCGTGGTCGTGACTATCCATTCCGCAACATCTTCTGTCGGCATAAATCCTCACACGCCGGCGAGAGCCGCCAGCGACTTCCTGAAACCTGCGTCACCTGCGGCCCCAAGGGCGCGGGATGCGTTGATTGACGCATAGACCTCGCCCACCAAATTATCGGCATGCTGAAGGTCTTCGCTTAGGACCGCGATGTTCGCCTCGGCCTCGGCCTTGTATTTCGCCAACGCCTCCCGCTTCTTATCGCGGTCAGCCTCGGCGACTTTAAGGCTGGCCAGATGGGCCGCATCCTCGGCGTTCTGAATGTCATTGCGGGCGGCCTTCTCAGCCATCGAGGCCGCGATGAATAATCCAGGCAAGTCACCCTTGCGCGCCGTCAACTTGGCCAGATGGTCCACATCCCCGGCGTTGATCGCGTCGCGGATCTGTCCGTCAATGCTGGATAGTTCCGCTTCGAGTTCGCGCCGCTTGGATTGCAGACTCGCGTATTTGTCTTCCGACTTGGCGGGCGCCTTTTTTACGGGCGCCTCGCCTTCGGTTGTTTCGCCGTTCTTTTTAGCCATGCTTTACCCCAGGAGAATTGCGGCATGCTCGGGCTTGATTCCCTTGACGCCCCACGAAAGGCTGATCTCAAGGAAGTGAGCGTGGTAGCCATCGTAGCGGGCTACTTCAAATGTGATGCCGGTATTGGCATCGGTGATCATCGTCCGGTCGCTGGCCATATCGCGTCCGCCGGGAAGGTAGGGCGCGCGGGCCAGAAGGATCATCGAGGAGCGGACAAACGCCATATTGGCCGCGTAGTTCGCGCCCGTTGTAATGCCGGTCGCTGAGGCGGGAATCGCCTGGCGCAGACCGGGCTGAGCGATAGTGATTGTCCCACCGTCCGCGACGCTCGCATCACCTGAAACGACCGTATATCTGTTCGTGTCGCCCGTGAAGACAATTGAATCGCCGACAACGATTGTGCCGGTTCCGGCAGAGGCCAGCGTGATCACGGTTGCGCCGATCGCGTAGCCCGCGGCGTTCG